AGTCAATATAAAAATATTAACCCATGTAAGGACCAAAATCGTGGTCCTTCTAGCATCCTACCGTCTGTTGGTAGTACAGTGGCTGCTAGTATGTGTTTTAAAACTGGAATGAGGAAGGAATCCTCTCGATATATTTCAGTGGAGAAATGCGTACTTGATGCAACAGAGCAGACGTGCTCTGTTGTCCCGGGGTTAAAGCCGGGGACGAAATTGATTATCGAGAGTTTGATATGGTGTTTTGTAGCGAGAAGGTCGGAGAGACCTGTCCCGTTTACAAAAGTGGAGTTTGGTCGTTTCATATTATCTATGCGCAAGAGCGCACAAAGAATTAGTGAAGTCCAAACCGAGGATTTTCGTGAGCAATCGTACGTGAAGTACTGGATTGACTCTCTACTTGCCCAGGGTTTTAAAGACTCTGATAGACCGGTAAGGGATTCCTGGAATGTGTCCAGTTTGTTTTGTGGTTGGTGTAAACGTTTTTGTGCTCGTGCTGTTGCCAGACGAGATATGTCTTTTCTGTTTTCTTTACAGAAAGGTTCTAAACAGATGTGGGGACCTCTTGGTGATGAGAATGTTCGTAAGAGCATTCAGAAATCTAAAGAGAGACTCTGTACATCTAGAGGTTTAGTTCCTTTTGACATTACACAAACGATCGAAATGGTTTCAAAGGAGATTTTCTCCCCCGTGAAGGCCGATTTCTTTCGTGGTAAACGTTTTATGCCAAGTGGTTCAGCTGTCCTACAAGCGTCCGTTCGAAACGGAGGTGCGTTAGGATTATTTCCTGCTTTACCACATACCACAGATGACTTTTTATTTGAAGACAGTCATGTCTTGGGTAAATTGCCAAGTTTAGTGAGATCCGTCGACTCATGGAGACAACAAACCTTTGAAGAATCCTTTATTCAGGCTCTGGTATCTACTGGCAAAGTAGACGAAGACGGCTGCGTGCCTGTCTTTGACGTTCGTTTTGTTCATATCTTTGAACCTGGTAAAATTCGTAACATATCCATTTCAGATGGATACATAGCAACTGCATTACAACCCTTACAAGGTTTTATGCTCTCTTCTTGGAAGAGGACCAGTTGGTCTACTATGTTACACGATGATTTACTTAAAAAGGTTCAAGAGATGGATGTGAACGTTGTTGAGGAGTTTTGGTGTTCGGGTGACTATGAAGCCGCTACAGATCTTTTATACAGAGATGCAACTTTAGTTGCATTTGATGCTCTTTCTTGGCATCCGTTGTATGATCTGGCTTACATGTCTATGGCTAAGGGAAGGATGATATATCCTAATAGTCAAACGTTAGAGTTTTATGACAAGGAGGGTAACTTCTCTGGTGAGAAGTTAGAGATGAAAGAAGGCCAATTGATGGGCCATACTCTTTCATTCCCTCTTCTTTGCGTCATTAATTTAAGTGTACTTAAACACTCTCTAAAAGTATGGTGTAGTGAGGTTCCATTTGTGAATGTTTCCGAAAGAATTGATCGCCATAAACGGGCAAAACTTATTTATAAGTATGCGCTTGTTAATGGTGATGATATTCTTTTTAAGGGTCCATCTTCGTTGATTAAAATCTTCAAAGATGTTTCTTCACAAGTTGGTTTCAAGGTATCTCAAGGTAAAAATTATATTTCGCCTGATACTTGTTTAATTAACTCACAATTGTATATCAGAAAGGGTGGTAAGATGACCCGTGAGGGTTACTTGAACTTACGTTTGATTAAAGGGAATAATATTAAAGCAAGAGTTGCTGGCGGTGAAAAGTCAGTAACTCCGGAACAGATAGGTGGAGAATTGTCTAAGATGGCTAGGTTGTGTACCTGGTCTCGATCTGCAATTCCTACTGCCTTCAAACGATGGGCTAAAGATTGGAAAGGGTGTTATTTCACTCCAAATTGGTATTTGCCAGTCCACTTAGGTGGTTATGGTTTAGATATCAATATTGCTCCGGTTGACTGGAAAGTCACTAGAGCTCAAAGAGAAATAGCTGCGCGATTTGTCGCGGACCCTACTTTAGCTTTATATCGTATGAAAGGTGGTAATCTGTTGACGAAGAATTACTTCGGTGCTTTGTTAAATCCTGTTATGATCCCTGGTGATTATGTGCCTAATGCCCATGAACAACTCCTGGATGATGCAGATGATAGTTGGTTAGGAAGGATAGCTTACGCTACACGTGCCGCTTATGGTATGGGCAGTCTACTTTCCCGTGAAGACCAACAGGTTTTTGTTAGACGTCCTGTTAAGGATTATCGTCTTAAACCGATGTCTGCAGAAGGTCTGATGACCTATTGGAATGCGCAAGTTTATTGCGTAGGTGTGCCTGTTTGCCCACCGATTGGTGATATACGATATGAATTAAGTTTGTCTCATTTTGATGATCCATTCAAACATACTCAAGCCTATTACGAAAATGTTCCTGACGAGAAGCCTACCCAGGCTCCTTTCAGTGTAAAATCTTCTAAACTTGATGGTACTGTTGAATTTTTCCCAGTGCTGGGAGGATCTCAATGACTTAATTCAGGACCTTGCGAATGTCCTTAAACTTATAGCATGGGGTTCAATAGTGTAATTGTCCAAAACGTTTCTGACGTTGGAATATCTCTATAAAGCTGTGGCCTAGTGTCACGGTATGAAAGAGAGCTTTCAACCGACGTATAAATATTTACGTGCTAAACAAAATGCCGAGAGACTACACGGAATAACCAATAAAAATATTATAAGGAATCGTTATTCGATTTAATGGCCTAAAGACCATAACCTTTTAATACAATTTTCTTTATTGGTACTATTGGATGAATAGTCCTGCCTGTTGAGGTAGTATCCCATACATACAAACGTATATCATCATTATTTCCATTTATTCCTAGAATGAAAACAATGTCACAAAAACAAAATCCTACTCCAAAGAAGCAAGTAAGCTTCTCACCAGTAGTGCAAGTTGCAACGAAGCAACAAAAGAAGAAGAAGAAGAATGGTAATAGTCAAAGTGTTGACAATAGATTCCCATCTGGCATTCAACGATATAATAATCGAAGCTCACGCAATGTAGCGGAGTTCGATGAATATGTTGCTGATGTCAATGGTTCTGTTACTTTTGCCACGACAGCTTACCCTTTTAATCCGGGTCAATCTGTCACTTTTCCGCGATTCTATAGAGAAGCAGTTCTCTTTGAAAAGTGGATTTGTGTCAGTGCAACTCCATATTTTAAACCTCAAGTTAGTGCTTTCGCTACTAACGGACAGGTAGGTAAGGTCATGTTGTCTCACGACTATGATTCTTCTGATTCACCACCTAATACCAAACAACAAGTTGAGGATTCTGATCCTCACTCTGATGGTATGCCGTACGAGGTTATTAAACTCGCTCTGGACCCCCGTCAATTGAATGACGTTCTTAAGGGTAAATATGTTCGCCCAGGTGGATTACCTGGTTCTGCATCAATCAATGATTTCGATGGTGGTGTCACTTACGTGTCCACTATCGGTTGTACAAATACAACAAACATTGGTGAATTCAGAATCAAGTCCTCATGGATTTTAATTAAGCCTGTGTTGGAAGACCTTACGGTCCCTCCAACTGCTTTTCGAACAACTGCCTTTTATTCGGCATCTCCAGAGTCTTTAACTTCTACCGTACAAACAACATTAGCATTAGCTACTTCTACTGTAAATGGTATCCAGGCAACGAATACGTCTGGATCTATCCTATTACCTGTAGGGAACTATGTGATAACTGCTTCAGTGCAGTTTAATGATTCGGCTACTAGTACAACAAATCTCGATATGGTCCTTAAAAAAGACTCCGTCGATTATGCGTTTAACTATCATCTTGATCTCGCAACCGGTTCCATTGCTAATACATCTATGTCGGCAACGTGGTTTCTCACTTCTAATGGTTCAAATTCCATTGCACTATCTGTTACCTCAACGGGTGGAGGAACTCTCACTGCTGAAGGCTATTTAGTCATTCAAACGGTGTAGATAATTGATTTCGTCATCAATACATGCAGTACTGGCCTATCCTTTGTGATGTAGATAGGACTTAGGTGCTCGAGAAGAATCTTCCAATGATGGATGTGTCTAAGGGTTATACTAGATTGGACTTAGTGTAATTCGATCAGGCGCTTGTCTATGGCGAGTGAAAGTTAGTTGCTCCGTAAAGGGCGAACTATTACAATAAGCGGAAAATAAGTACGATGAGTAATGGTTCATATAGCAATGAAGCTAGTAATGAATCCTAACAAACCTGGTCCTCTGGACACTTGTATATATTTTATATACGAGATGATTCTTGGGTATCCTTTGCTACGTCACACTGGGGCGGTGTGGTGCTAAGGGTGATACAATTCCATTGAGCTTTTTGGAATGTACAACGCATGTTAACGGGTATATTTCTATATATCAGGTTAACCGTGAGTATATTTCTTGCGGAATATATGTTATTTTCGTATCTATGTCTGAATTTCAGATACGATGCAAGATAATGTATGTTCTTATAAAAGAGGTGGTCTAAAACTTTTGAAGTTACGACTCAAAGGGGTAAACATACAAACTGTG